GTGAAATATTTCCAAAACAAATTGAGATACAAGCGGATCGTGGAGACACTGGAAACTTTCTTAATCTTCCCTATCACGGTGGTGATGATTCTATGCGTCATGGCTATAGCGACGATGGTAATGCTAGTAGTCTTGATGATTTCTTTGCTTTATATGAAACTTATTGTACGACCGAAGAAAGTTTAAAAGAATTTAAAGTAAAAAGAAAGAATGATATTGAATTAAGTGATGGTCCTCCGTGTCTATCAACATTAATGTCACAAGGAATACCACCCGGCGGAAGAGATAATACATTATATCAGTACGCAGTATATGCAAAAAAGAAATGGCCGGAGGAATGGCAAACAAAGATAGAAGAGTTTAATTATAAATATATGGAAACGCCATTACCGGCACAACAAGTTCTTAAAACAATAAGACAACATGAGAAAAAAGATTATCAATACAAATGTAAAGATCAACCTATGTGCGCTGTATGTTCTTTGAATATTTGTAAAGGTAAACAGTATGGTGTTGGTAATTCGTTTGAAAATCAAGTAAGTGATTTAACAAAATATGAAAGTGATGAATCAACTTGGTTTTTAAATATAGACGGTAGAAGATTAAAATTGTCGACCGATCAGTTATATAATCAACATAAGTTTAGACAAGCATGTATGAATGAAATTAATGTTATGCCTAACATGATGAGACCAAATGATTGGGATAGTAGATTACAAGCATTACTAGATAGTGTTGAAGTTATACAGATGCCACATGAGATTACAAAGACAGGTAGATTTGAAAGTTTATTAGAACGTTTCTTAGAAGATCAAGGAATAGCAGAACACATAGATGAAATAGATATGGGTAAAGCATTATTTGAAGAAAGAGAATATGAAGAAAAAGAAGGTAAAGTAAATAGAGAAACTGCATATTTTAAATCAGATTGGTTGCAGAAGTTTTTAAAGAAAAATGATTTTAAAGATTTTAGCACTACACAAATGTTAGCTCATATTAGAAGTAAATTGAACGGCGGGGATGGTAGAAGAAAAATAAAAGGTAAAACAGCTTACCTTTGGTATGTACCTTGGATAAGAAAGAATAGTGATGACTTTGAAACACCAGACATGGGAGAGGAGACACCATTCTAATGAAAAGAATTCATGTCAACATGCACAAGGTAAGAGCAAATAAAAAACATGGAACAAATGAGCCTGTTTTAACTATTAAAGAAGGTAAAAGTAATACTTATTGTCATGAAGTAGATATTTTAGGACCATCAAAACTTGTGTATAGACCAGATAAACCATTAAGTTGTGGTGCAAGAGTATGGATTGAAACAGATGCGGAGATAAAAATAAAATGAGAAACATTATTTTTGGACCACCGGGAACAGGTAAAACAACACACTTACTACGCATAGTAGAAAAAGAGTTGCGTGAAAATAAAGTTAATCCTAATAAGATTGCTTATCTTGCTTTTACAAATCAAGCGGCAGATGAAGCTTTGTCTCGTGCTATCTCACAACTAAACTATAACACGAAAGATTTTATGAACTTTCGTACACTGCATAGTTTAGCATATAGAGAATTACACTTAACAGAAGAAAATATTATGAGTGATACTGATTATGTAAATGTGTCAAATAAAACACAAATAAAATTAAGTAATCCAAATAAAAATATTAAATCACATGGTGCTAGTTTTCCCGATGATGTGTTTATGCAAGTGATAGATGGTGCAAAGATACGAGGACTAACATCAGAATCTTATTTTAACGATCCTAACGTAGGAAACATTGAAGGTGGTTTACGCAAACTAAAGTATATTGATAAGTCATTGCATGATTACAAAATGGAGAGAAATAAATATGACATGACGGACATGATTGTTGATTTTAATAAAAAACATTATGACCTTATGCCAGACTTTGATGTTGTTATTGTAGATGAAGCGCAAGATCTTAGTTGGTTGCAATGGAAAATGGTTGAACGTGTTATTACAAATGCAAAGCGAGTATATGTAGCGGGTGATGATGATCAAGCTATTTATCGTTGGGCGGGTGCAAGACCAGAGTA